TGAAATCCAACTGGATGCTACAGCGATTGATATAAACGGTACTGCGGATATTAGTGGTGCCCTTACAAATGCAACAGCAGCGGTTAAAGTTGCAGGGTTAGAAACAATATATGTACCCGCTGGAGCGATGTATCCAAATACAACAACCGGGTGTTCTGATTTAACACAAGTAGAGTTAAGTAATGGACCTGAATTAAATGTATTAGATTTTGCGGCGGATCCAGCGGGTAATAATAACACGCACGCACAATTTTCTGTAATATTTCCTAAATCGTGGAACGAAGGTACAGTTACTTTCCAAGCGTTCTTTACTGTAACAGGTACAAACACGGGTACAGTAGCATGGGGGTTATCTGGAGTTTCAATAGCCGATAATGTAAGCAACAACACAGCCTTTGGCACAAACGTAGTTGCAACAGCAAAAGCACATAGTGGAACATCAAATGATTTAGACGTTTCAGCCGTTAGTGGTGACGTTACTATTGCAAGTGCAGCGGCAGATACCTTTACTTACTTTCAAATTATGAGAGATACATCTGCGGACACACAAACAGGAGCGGCTCGGTTACAAGGTATAAAATTATTCTTTACTACTGATGCTAAGAATGACTCATAGGGAAAGTTAGATGACTGGTTTTGGTTATAACGTAAATGGTTTTGGAGCATATCATAATAGGGAAGTAACTGTGACCGCATCTAATGCCTCAAGTGTCAATTTACAAACTATATTTACCGATGCCCATCCGAACAGTTGGTTATCTTCGGTCGTTAAAAGATATATTATACCCTCTGATGTGGTTCTAGGTATAACAACAGTTCCAGCATCAATGGGTGGAACTTTAATTATAGATAACTCTGGTGACATTCAAGGTGTTGGTGGCACTGCAAATGGAGGAGTTGGCGCAACAGCCATGACGGTTCAATCTACTGGAGTTACAATTAACATGCTTTCAGGCTCCACCCTCTCAGGTGGCGGTGGTGGCGGAGGACAAGGTGGTACTGGTGGTAACGGGGCTTTTTCGACAGCCCAAGGTTCTGGGTTTCAATTTCCGGGGTGCGTGAAAACTAGTGCTGGCCCCGGTGATGATGATACATTTCAATGTAGCACCACTGGTGGATCTGGCGGTGCTGGTGGTGTAGGCGCAGGATACGGTCAATCACAAGCAAATGGTGCTGCTGGAGGTTCGTCTTCTGGGTTTGAGAATGGACGAAATGCAGGTGATGGTGGTGCAGGCGGAAATGGGGCGGCCTTTGGTGCTGCTGGATCAACAGGTGCTAATGGAGCTAACGGTACTGGTACAAGTGGTGCTGCTGGATCAACAGGTGGAGCCGCTGGTCGAGCTATAACTTTCTCAGGTGTATCAGCTTATACAATCATTGGTACAGACTCTGGGACTATTAATGGAGCATACACTTAATGCCTTTAACAAAATTACAATATAGACCTGGAATAAATAGAGATGTCACTTCATATAGCAACGAAGGTGGATGGGTAGATAGCGATAAAGTTCGGTTTAGATTGGGTTTTCCTGAAAAAATAGGGGGTTGGGTTAAATATTCAACTAACACTTATCTTGGTTCAGCAAGAAGTTTATTTTCGTGGGTTGCCTTAAACGGAACTAAATTTTTAGGAATGGGTACTAATATAAAATATTACGTTGTACAGGGTGCTGATTTTAACGATATTACACCTTTAAGAAAAACAACGACAGGTACAGCAACTTTTTCGGTTGCTAATGGTGCGGCTGTAGCCACTGTAACAGACAGTAATAACGGATCAAATGTAGGAGATTTTGTTACTTTTAGCAGTGCAGCTTCTTTAGGGGGAAATATTACAGCAGCCGTTCTTAATCAAGAATTTGAAATACAAACTGTTCCAACTGCTAACACATATACCATAAATTTATCTGCTACGGCAAACGGCAGCGACTCTGGCAATGGCGGCGGAAGTACTGTTGCTAAATATCAAATTGATTGTGGTTTAGATACTCAAGTTGGAGGTACGGGTTGGGGTGCTGGAACTTGGCAACGAGGAACTTGGGGTTCTTCCGCAGATGTTACTACCGAAACTGAGCTTGCTTTGTGGAGCGAAGATAACTTTGGTGAAGATTTACTTTTAAATCTTAGAGATAGTTCAGTTTATTATTGGGATAAAAGTGGGGGTGTATCGGCAAGAGCAGTAAATATTACTTCTTTAGATGGATCTTCAGATGCTCCTACAATATCTAAACAAGTAATGGTGTCAGACAACTCTAGGCATGTAATTTGTTTTGGAGCAAACACAATAGGTACAGCCGTTCAAGATCCACTACTTATACGTTTTTCAAGTTCAGAGTCTTTAACAGATTGGACTCCGACTGCTACTAATACTGCTGGTGATTTAAGAATAGGTAGTGGTTCTAAATTTGTCACTGCCATAGAAACAAAAAGAGAAATTATGATTTTTACTGACACTTCTCTGCAATCTATGCAATTTATAGGGCCGCCTTTTACTTTTGGTATAAACGCATTAGCCACTGGTATTACAATAATGGGTCCAAATGCAGCAGTTGCTGTTGAAGAAGCAGTTTTCTGGATGGGGCAAGATTCTTTTTATACTTATCAAGGTGGTACTAAAGCTTTACCATGTACTGTAAAAGAACAGGTATTTTTTGATTTTAATTATAGTCAAAAAGATAAAGTTTATGCTTCTCACAATAGTGAATTTACAGAAATAACTTGGTTTTATTGTTCTGATACTAACTCAGTTGCTAACGGAGGTAATGGTCAAAACGATAGATATGTTACTTATAATTACGGTGAAGGTGTTTGGTATTACGGAACTTTGTCTAGAACAGCATTTATGGATAGAGGCGTAAACCAGTATCCCATTGGGGCGCAAGACGGATACTTATACAATCACGAAATTGGTTATGACGATGACGGTTCCGCTATGACAGCATCTTTAGAGTCTAGTCCAATGGACGTTGGTGAAGGTGAAAGAATGGTGTTTATTAATAGAATTATACCAGATTTTACATTTCAAGGGTCTTCTACATCTGGAGCAGCTCCTGCGGTAAATATGACTTTAAGTATGCAGGATTATCCTGGTAGTTCCTATGGACAAGCTGAAACAGATACTGTGACTTCTTCTGCAATATCAACAACTACTGTGCCTTTTGAACAGTTTACAACTAAAGCCGACATTAGATTAAGAGGAAGATCATTTGCTATGAAAGTATCTTCTACTGGTGCGGGAGTTCGTTGGAGGTTGGGAAGCCCTAGAATAAATCTACGTGCAGATGGTAGAAGATAATGAGTACAGTTACCCCATTTCCAAGGCTACCTACGCCTCCTGCTGAAATAAATACTGTATATGTTTCAGATTTAGTTAGAACATTAGAATCTTTTATAGATCAAGTTCAAAACCCTGGAGGTTTAAGGGGAACAGAATTAACATTAACAAACCTACAATCAGGGAATAATGTTGGTTTAGAAACAGGGGCATTGTATGAATTGGAAGGATTTGTTAAGATAACATTAGCTAATGTCCCAGCTTGTTCTGGAGTATCGGGGACAGGCGTAATTGGAACAGTAACAGTATCGGTATCATAATGGCTAGAAACGTATCTGAAGCACATTCAAGAGTAGATAGTTTAGAACCTAGAGTTGCTAAATTAGAAACGGAAAATCATATTCAATTTAAAGAAGTTTTTTATAGATTAAAACGTGTAGAAGCTTTTTTAATAGGAGGATTAGGCGCTACTATTGCTATGTTAGTTAGCATTTTAATTAAAATGGGATAATACAAATTTAAAAAAAATTATAGGCAATAGTTTCTAGTAAAACAATTAATAACTTAATAAATAGTCAATATGAGTAGGAAAAATTATGAAAAAAGGTTTGTATGCTAACATAAATGCAAGAAAAAAAGCGGGAAAATCTCGTTCAAAAAAGAAAAGTACGATCACACCGAAGGCGTATGCTAATATGAAAGCGGGTTTTCCTAAAAAGAAAAAGTCTTAATTATGTATGAGTATGCAGTAAAAAAAATAATTAAAATTGTTGATGGCGATACCATAGATATAGAAATTGATTTGGGTTTTAGTCTTACTAAAAAGGAACGTGTTAGATTAGCTGGTATTGACACACCTGAAAGCAGAACACGAGACTTAGACGAAAAAGCAGAGGGCTTATTAGCTAAATCTTTTTTAGAAAAACAACTAGACGAGGCGGTTGATCTAAGGGTTAAAACAGAAAAAGATGGTAAATACGGGAGGATGCTAGGTTGGTTACATGATGGTAACAAGAATATAAATAAGTATATGGTAATAAAAGGTTATGCTTGGGATTATGACGGAGGAAAAAAAGAAAAAAATTTAGAAGATTTAAGAAAAATAAGAAACACTTGTGAAGAAGACCCATCATATGACTGACGTTAAGTATGGTAGATTGAAGGCATACTTTTTAGCAGGTATTTTAGTTATATGTATACTTCTGTCGGGATGTAGCACGTTAAGTTGCAAGGTTCTTTCTTTGGATAACATATGCTCATGGGGGATAAATGAAGGTTAAGAAAAAAACTGTGTGGTGTTGTTTTATTGCAGCTTTTGTTACGATTGGTTATTTGTTTTATGCATCTATGACGAGTGCGGAGACAATAGTTACAGATAACACTACTAAATCCACTGTTGATTCTAAAATAGATTCAACTATAAAATCTCCTCCACCATCTGCTATTTCACCTACAATTAACACATCTAATAGTGACTTGTGTACTGTTGGAGTTGCTGGTGCTGTTCAAACTCAAATTCTTGGCATTAGTGCTGGCAAGACGTTTACAGAGCCAAACTGCCTCCTATTAAAAAAGGCGAAAGTTATGTTTGATATGGGAATGAAGGTTTCAGCGGTTAGCATAATGTGTACTGATAAAACAATATGGCAGAGTATGAAAGATGCTGGAACGCCATGTCCGATAGATGGTCTTGTTGGTGCAGCGGCATTACAAAAGTGGGAAGCAACACCAGAAAGATGGCCTAACCACAAGGCAAATGGTAAAAAGAAATGGGATGAAGATGATAAAAATACTGCAAAAGGTGTTCTTGGCATTGGCGGTTTGCTTATGTCCTTACTCCTCCTCATCTGAGATAGTAAACTCTAGCACTAATAATGCTGCAAAAAACGGGTATGTTTGGCAGATGTTGAATCTATTTCCAAATCAAACAGGATTGCAGATTAAAGGTGTTTTTCATCAATATACATTAGATAAAAATCAAGGTGATGACGCATCGGTAACAATTAAAAATAAAAATGCAAACGGTACAGGTAACATTTACGAGTATACAGATAACTGGGATGGAATTGAGGGATCAACAAAAATTAAATACGATCCTATAACGCCGTCTCTATTGCCACTATGGGGAGAAGGGTCAATAAATGTTACTGGAGAAGGTGCTTTAAGCGATGTAACTGTTAATTATCACTACTCGTTCGACCCTTGTTTTATCCCTTTGTCTGACCCTAGTTGTCCAGATTTTCAAGCAAATTTATATAAGTATTTGTTAGATAATAATTTGCTTAATTCTGACCCTGACATAAATGATCCATATTATGATGAATGGTTAAAATTTGAGTTAGAACGCAAAGCTAAAAAACAAGAAGAACTTAAACTTAAAGAAGCTAAAGAAAAAGAGGAAGAAAGAGAAGTTACAATGGAAAAGGTTCTTGCGATTTCTGGCGCGGTAGAAAAGATAGCAGACCCCTCTCAGCAATTAAGTATGTTGACAGAAATGGCGGCTGTAGGAAAAATAAAGTCTTATTACGATGTAAAGATTGATGGTGGTATATATAAAGATACAATTCAATTAAATGACAGTACTATACAAGATAACCGCAA